ACGGTCGGCTTGTCGGCCGGCGTGGTCTTGGTCTATTTCGATTTGGCCGCGGGTGCGGGCCGCTCTTTTCTTGAAAAATCCTTCACCTACTAGTTTGTTGCCGAGCTTCTTCATTGCCCAACCTGTCGTGCCCGTTTGGCCACCANATAATAGTTCTTGTGCGATTGTTCTTTTGATATTATTGACTANNCCATGGAAGAATTTCTCAAAATAGAAGATGCCTTCTCTCTCCAGATAGTCCCACAGTGGTCCTAAGAAATTTGTTTTTACGAAGTGAAATGCCTGAACTGCATATGCTTTTACTACACCAAAAACATCAGTAAANAAAGCAGCATCNATNTGCCACTCTTTCCTAAGATCGTTCAAGCGTGTAAATACGGTACTAAACAACTTCCCTATGGCTGCNATAGGGCCGTCTGTTTGAAAAGTGTTCCATATATCCATAAGGTCTTTTCGAATCAAGTATAAGACACCTCCAGCCATAAGGGCCAAAACCCCTTTTACGGAAAATAAGTTGCTCAACACTGTACCAGTAAAGCCGGCGATACCTTTAAAAATCTCATAACCTTTCTGTACCCCATCGATGCCGGCTAAATTATATAATAAGCCAACAGCACCAACCAGTTCTGTATTATTCTTAACGAAGGCCTCTGTTTTATCGATGAGTTTTGCATTATATTTTTCAAATATACCAATTAATGGAGTCATTCCCTCAAACATTGCTCTGGTTGCTTCTTGAATCTGTTGTACAGGTCTCTGAAATGAACCCATTATACCATCGATGACTGAATCAAAGCCTTTAAGTCCGAAAGCATCTTTGGACATTTGTTCAAAACTATAACTCGCGTTTTCAACCTCACCGGTGAGTTCTTCAATATCTCCAGATAGCATTTTCATGAAATCGGAGACGGGTAAACCCAAAGTGGCAGCTAAAGATTTCTTGAGATAATAGTCGTTAGAATTGGCTAGAGACTCAACAGAATGGCCAGCTTCAAAAATAGCATCCCTGATCATTCCAAAGCGCTTAGCAGGATCGACTTCCTGAACCATGCTAAGTGAGTCTAGGAAGTTGCCTCCCAATACTGCGTTAAGACCCTGAACGGCCGTTGCGGCGCCCTCAAAGGTGTCAAACTTCTCTACGAGACTCAGCATAGTNCCCATTTCGACACCGGTTGCCTTTGATGCTGCNGCCATTTTCTTGAAAGAATCTGGGCCAGTGGTTCCGAGTGCTGCAATCATGTTCTCGGCGGAAGCAAAATCTCTCGTAAGATTTTCAATCGGGACCTCTAGTGCCATGGCTGTTCCTCTCATATCAAGAAGCAGTTGCTCGGATTCACCAAGAGAATAACCCAGCGTTCTTGTGCTAGATTCCATGATCTGTGCAGAAGCTTGGACAGATACGCCTAATTCAGCCATTAACGCGGTGGTTCTGCCGATTTCGGCTTGTTGTGTTTGGTTCAATTGGGTAAACCCAGTATATCCCGCATGTAGGGCACTGACCGCTTCTAGTGCTTCTTTTGAGGACACACCATATAATCGCAAACGATCAGAAAGTGCTCCAATATTACCTGCTAGTTCACTGCTAGCACCTGATGTGGCTCGAAACTGGACCGTGAGGGTGTCGAGTGACTTAGCTTCGTCAAAGATAGCTTTAATCATGCCACTGAATTTAAGAATTATTTTGTCTGCAGTGTTTGCCAACAAAGACATGGCGCCGGAGAGACCTTGTGTAGAGAGGGTCAGCAGATCTGTTTCTTCCCTCTGGTCTCTTAGTGCGTTACGAGCTTTCCTAGTTAAGCCTTCGACTTCTTTTTGTTTTCTGTTGTAGGCGCCAGTGCCTTTCTCCAACATATCAAGTTCGGTTCTGGCAAGCTTTAACTCTCTCGTATAGGTGTCGAGATCAGCCGCATTTACACCACCTTTGCCGGCAGATGCCGCATTCTGATCGCGGATCTGTGCCAAGATAGCTTTAATGTCTTGTAATTCGTCTTCTTCAGCCATGCGTAGTAAACCCTATAAATTAAATAGTTAAAATAAACTTTTTATAATTATTTAATCCCCTAGACCGGGCGGTCGTTGGGGTTGGTTAGCACTGCTTAAAGTTTGCGCATTATTCGAAGAGGTACTATTGGCCATTCTTTCATCTTCCAGATGGTTCATGAGTCGATTCACAAACCAATCTCTAAGCCCAATTGGCAGATTATAGGCTTCGGTAAAGGACCACCCACCAAAATGTTTAAGAAAGAAAAACTGTTCATAAACATTCTCCATGTACTCACTGTTCAGGCCAAAAAAAGTCCGCAGTGAGCGGCACCTCCATTTGTTCAGAATGTGAACAGTGTCCGCAATCGAAGTCAAGTGAAAGTTCAACATTTGGCACAATTGTTTTGTATATTTTTCTTAAAAAAACTGCATCTGCGGACGGGATATTGTGAGAAACATAATCAACTGCTTCTTTCGTGCTATTTCCATTAACTGAATAAATCATGTGAACAAGCTGAGTCGTGATCAGCTTCTCTGAACTTTGTTTTTTGTTTTGTTCCAACTGGCCGGTGAGTATTTGTTCATCGCGCCCCGTCAAAAGTCTCATTTCTACCTTTAATTGTGATTTGGGTAAAACCACTGCATAGTTTCCGTTATCTAGTATTTCTATGGCTTTCGAGAGCCCCTTTGATATGTTAGTAGCCGTTATAATGGACGCCTGATTTAGATCAAAGTTGTGTTTTTGGTCAGTTATGCATGCAGGACAGGTAATAGCTGTATTATAGACATTTCCATAGCCAGAAACTCTGGCAGCTATAACAATCGCGTTCCTATCTCCCACTAGGAGTGTTTTTGGACTGATTGCTTTGTTTACTATAATACTCTCTAGAAGTCTTTCCAGAGCTACGCCATTTTGTAGCAAAGTAACAGANGTAAGTATNTCTTCCTCTTTTGCNGTCATTTGTTTAATTTCTATTGTAGTCTCATTAAACAATGGATGTTCAGACGAGTAGTGTCTACCCTCTGATGGGAGTTTTACAAACTCGGTTGGGGCGACAAATGAGAAGACATTCGAATCATATGCCGCCACTGGTGGACTCGCAGCTTCGGGAGTTGTATCTCCCATGCCGAGTCGATCTTTATTTCGTGACAATGTTCACCTCTATTTAATTGTTTTATCTCGATATATCGAAGAATTTGGTATCCGGATTCACTATTGCAGAACCCTCTGTTGCCGTGTTGAGTTCAGCCCAATCATAGCGCAACTTAAGTTTAATCTCGGTTAATTCATCGTTACCATATGCCAAAGTACCGCCAAAATCGATTTCTTGAACAAATGCATTCCAAAGGGTCCATTCTTCTACCATTTGGCCTTCAGCGTCGACTTGAGTTATTTTAACTTGACCAAGGGCGCCGGCAGCTTTCTGTTTTGACATACTAGTTAATTTTGCGCTGTCTGGAGTATCCGGAAGATTATAGCCAGCACCAGTTACAATACCCGCAAGGGTTGCAACAACATCTGGGTTTCCACCGGGATCAACCATCGTGATCTCGATTGCGTTCCAAGTAATTTTACCGGGATAATAGTAAGTGTGGTTCAAATACTCGTGAGTGGCCTCAGCTAGCGTAAATGTTGGCTTAGCTACTTGTTTGGCATACCAAAGCATTGCTCCACCATTTTCAGTGGAAATTCCCTGAATGTTAATAAAAATCTAAAATTTCTTTTTGGATCCTTGAGGAGTTCCTCGGTGTTTCCAAAGTTTGTTGACCAAAACGGCATTATATGTTTTCTCCCTTTAATTTAACTAGTTGGTTGGTATTTTTAGTCGTCAAATGATGCACCAGTATTAGCAATAATAAAGTCAATTGCGATGAATTCGATTGCTCTAGCTGGTTTAATCATAATCTTAGCGTAAAGAATATTTTGATCAATAAGATCTGGGGTTGTGGTAGTCTCATCAAGAACAAGCTTGTATTCTGAGATACCGTATCTGGTCTTGACATTTGCCAAGAACGGTTCAACAAGACCCTTGAATCTGTCCCAAGTTGCTTGAACATTTTGTTCAAACAGAACTTGTGTAGAGAGAATCGAGATCTGTTTCTTCATAAAGATGACCAATCTGCGTACATTGATTCGATCAAGCGCGGAAGGTCTCATTTGAAGCGTTTTTTGTCCGAATACTACAATTCCGCTGGATGGGAATGAAGCAATTGGGTTAATCTTACCATCATACAGCATATCGCGTTCTTTCGAAGAAAGGCGCGAGGCAACATTCGTAATTGGTATTCCTGCAGCACCATCAGAGAGGCCGCCGCGGTTAAATCCTGCTGGAGCAAACCAGACATCGGCTTTCGCTTGCGAACTGGCCAAAACGCCCATCATTGCGACGGAGGGTGGTACCCACAGTGTTTGGCCGGTGTTTGCATCACGAGTTTGGACCCATGGATAGAAGGTACATGCATAAGAAGAATCAATTCTTCTGTTTCTTAATGCCGAGACCGTTCCTCTGACATCTCTGTTTGCTCTTTGTGTTTTGTCAGATTCATAATCTTCACTGAAGGGTGTGTACACATCAGGCAGATCGATAATGGCCATGGCATCACGACGATCTTCGCACAGTTGCATTTGATAATTGGTGAGACTTTCGTTGGTAAGTCCCGGTACCGCAAGAATATTAAAATCTAACAATTCAGGATCTGAAACCATCTCAAGTGCTTGTTTATAAGTCTGGTAAATGTAACTATTCTTAACTGAGGAATCAGCCGACATCCCCTTATTATACACAGGATCTGGCTTTGTGATGTCGAAGCCGTTAAACCCTCCGAAGAACGGAGCGGTAAACGAATCATAACCAAAATCAAGCAGAGTGCGATAATCATTGCTTGCTGTAGCGGTTAGACTCTGACCGTTGGCGCGTGAACCAGATTTGTAGGCGAAGCCCTTAAGACCAGATGCCGTAGAACCGGACATAACATCGTCCAAGGTCATAATGTATCCAAAACCGTGATATCCGCCGTTATGTAGTGGCGCTGATAAACCACTAGGATCATCAGATTGGTTGGCGTCCAACATTCTGTGTAAATCCCCCAGACCATGCGAGGGTGAGTTAGATGTTGCGGTTCGCGTTGATCTTATTCCAAAGTTAACTCTTGTGGGGTCAGTTAAGCCTTGATCTGCAACATTTTTAACAAGAGGTGCGGATGGCATCTTAAAGTTAGCCAGCATTCTGCCGTCGGCGCCACCAGTAAGAGCTTGAACAGACGACGAGACGCCGCCGAAAACGCTTCCGCCGTTAGCAGAGAGAATTATTCCCTTGTTTACTACCTTTTCACAGTGTGCGTGGGCATTAGAAGAACTCATCGCTACATCTACC